CCGGTGCAACCGGACCTGGTCGACTGAGGGGCCCCAAAAGGGCGTAATCCTCAGTCTTGTGCGGTACCTCCCTGCTTCGCCTTGTTTAAGGGCGATAGGAGTTCGACCAAGCTCGCCCTCCCGGGCAAGTCGGTCTGGGGTACCTTCTATGTATCCTCCAACAAAGGCCATATGCAACCCAGGAGGGTTGTACATGAGACCAGACAGTCGACGAGACTGTCTAGTTGGGGTTATACACCCATCGCGGAAAACCAGGTAATAAGGATCGGGTTCGTACATTTTGTACGCGAACGAAGAACGCTCCGCGTTGTACGCAACCCAACCCCACCACTTGGTACCGCTTTGGGGTACTCGCACGCCGGAATCAATAGGAGCACAGGGCGGCACTGCCAAGAGCCGCACTGAGTCCTGAAGATATCCGACGCACCGCGGTAGGGGAACGCCCCACCGCGCTGACCACTCATTAAGGAGATTTATAGCTACATAACGGGATTGAAGGGTGTCAAGGCGTTTCAAATATACGCCTCGAACGTTGTGACCATAGTAATAGTCACCACCGCATGACTCCCGGAACCTGCCGTATACATTAGTATACGACTTATTACCGTTTACGCGAAAACCCAGTAAAGAAAGTAATCGGATTACACGGTCTGCCCTATTACTAGGACAGACGATGTCGTCACCAAATACCCCCCACCGGGCTCTACGAGCGCTCGCTCGTACGGGTTCATCACCGTACTGACGAGCAACGGCTCTAACGGCGCAGCTAAAGATGGCGGTCTGAAGTGGGAACGTAAAACCGTTTCCCATCGTACTAACCATGTTTAGCACGACTGTTTCTCCATTAATCTTAGTTTCTGGTGTTCGGTAGTCACACAGGAGGTCATAAAACCACCCAGGTAACATCTCCCTACAGAGATTCAGACTAATAGAATCGGAAGCACTTTCTAGGTCTATCGTTGCGATAGACCCATCGATACTTCCGCGTCTAGCCAGTCGTACATTCCGCTCAGGTTGCACACTTAAGTCAACGCCATGATATTCCTTCAGCCGCGCGCGTAGGATTTCACCTACGCCCAGCTGGAAGAACATATTAAGCGATGGCTCTGTGCATATAGAGCGAGTTTGCGTGAGGTCCTTTTGCACAAATGTGACAATCGACTCACGAACGATACCCGGTAACCCATACGTGATTAGGCGGTTGAACTCCGCGTCACGCCAAATGGGATACTTTGCGGCTCGTTCAGCGTACTGATAGTACACTTCGTAGGACGTGGCAGAAAGCTTGGACGAGAACATCTTCGTATAGAAGTCGTTCCCGTTTGCTCCCAAGCTACTACCCGGGCCACACCGACCATTTTCAAAAATTTGGTCGACCGATGCTACCAGCGGCAACCCGCAGGGGTGGAAGAAGTCGTCTATTTCCTTTCGAAAACATCCGATCAACTCATCATCCCACGAGCTATGTACCCTAAGCTCCCAGTCCCGGCAAAGGTCGTTAGACCTCCGGAATTTTTCTTCAGCTACTGCATCGGCATTTGCGCTAACCCGACCACGATATTTCTTCGTGATTGAGAGCAACAAAGCTCTGCAAGCAAACTGAAGGGGAGTATCTCCATTCACAGACTCCCAAGCAGACTGTGCCGACGGTCGGCTTCCTCGAGTTCGGCTAGAAAGAGTTGGCGTTGGGCAGGCGTATAGCTTGCCCATTGTTGCCTCAAAGTCTGGCCGAACTTCAAGGGAAGCCACGTTGTCGACAGCAGCTTTTGGGTCTGTTGACGGGACCGTTTCTTCGGTACCCGAGGTACATAGTTGTTGATCATCGTAGCTTCCTCCCTTGGAAGTTTCTTCAGAGCCCTGCGAATCGCAGGATTTGTCGAACTCTCCACATGGAGAATAGCAAGAAGCCCCCGAACCATTTCTAGTCGGGCATGAATCAACAGTTTTGATGTACTCATGGAGGTCCTCGAGTAAGTATTGAGAAAGAGCAGTGATAGATGGTATCACGTTCGCCTCACTGTGGTAACTAAAAGTTAACCACCCTACGAGATCAAAGCCTCCTTACAGGAGGGCATTGATCAGGGTGTCACCCAGGCCTGCACTCTGTTGGGTCATCGACCCGATAAGCAGAGACAGGGCCGCACGGATGTCCTCGGGCTCCTGCAGATCGGCGCCGGCAGCGACTGAAAGGTCGCACCGGAGAACACAGATCTGGGGATTCTGATTGGCACCAGGGCTCGCGCCCTTGCGAACAATCACCGAGTACACATTGCGCGGAGAGTTTGGCATTACGCCCGTCACAGGGTTCAGAGCCGGAGCAGATCGAATGACCTGCGGGCGGCTGAACGTAACTGTGAACGGCTTTGAGGCCCCATGCACCTCGACACTGGTCTGCGTGCCGCCTAAAGCGGTCACAGCCCATTGTTTTGAGTATGCATTGGGGGGCGTATCTGCCACCACCGTGTAGGTGGGCGAAGTAAGGCCCGTCTGGGCCGACCCCGTTACCGGGGATGTTAGAGCGATGGTCATGGACCGATCTCCAATTAAGTTGGTGAAACTGCTATGGTAACGCTCGAAGCCACTTGTTATCGCGGCTTCGATAATCGACCAATGCAGCAATATTGAGCCACTTAGTTCCTGACCCGGGAAGCTTAAAACCGAAATCTCCAGTACCATAGGAGAGTCGGTCGAC